TATGCAACTAAGCGAGAAGCAGCAAAAAAGTCTACTAAGACAAAAGGAAAAACTAAATGAAACAATCATCTAATTTAGATTTTAACGGAATGGCTGGCGATGGTGTAAATCGTGGCAAGAACCGTTTAGCAGGTAACAACAGTGGTCTAACTGCTGTAGTTAACGCAGGTCGCGGTCCAACAAAAGGCAATATGGATATTGAACGTGGTCGTGAAGAATTTGGCGCAGAAGGTCGTCGTGCACCTACAACTGGCGGCGCACAATCTGATACTAAACAATATCGTGGTGTTGGCGGCACAACTGTTAAAAAGCCTGGTGCAGAAGCCAAGATCAATGTAGGTCGTGGTCCAACAAAAGGAAACAAATAATATGGCAAAAGATATTAACCAAAAACGTGGTCCTACAGTCGGTAATGCTGGCAATTCTAGCAAGCGTAACGCATTTATGGATGCTAAAAATAAAAGTTCTAGCGAACGTGCTGTTCTAGCAAATATGGTCACTGATGCACTTGCTGCACGTGGTCGTGGTCAGCGTGGCACCACTAACCCAGCACTTGAAGGCTTACACAGCAATACTGGTCCTAAGTCTAATCCTACTGTTAAGCGAGGCAAGTAATTATGAGTGCGGCAATGATGAGTCCTGCAAACACAGGCGCAGACACAACTCAAGGCACTCCTTTTGGAACAGGTCAGTCTAATCCAATGCAGACAAGTATGCAAAATTATGCTGGTGCATTGTTTAATGACGGTAGTGGCGCATTGCAACCTATGCAACAGGCTGCGATTCAAAATATGGTGAATAACCCTGTTCCAAACTTACAAGCATTAGGTAATATGCAATCTGGAGTATACCAACCTGGAGCATCACCATTGCCAAATCAAGTTATGACAGGTTTCGGTCCGTTAAATACTCAAGGTATGCAACCTGCTCAACAACAATTACCTAGTCAAGTTATGACTAAATTTGGTATGGCAAATATTCAAGATGGACAGTTAAGAGTTGAAGGTAGAAATGCTCGCGCAGGAACTGGCAATGTTCCAATGAATTCGTTTTACGGTTTACTTCCAGATCGTCAGCCTCCTGTTATGCAACCTCCAGCACAACGTGGTGTTGAACAACGTTTTACAGGTGGATTACGTAGAGCGCCATCAAATTACAGACCTCCACGTGGTTTTTAATTAACACACACTCACACAAGCCCCTTAATTGGGGCTTTTTTATTGCAACTCTACAAAATAATAGTAACTCTACAACTATCTCTACAACTAAAAACCCAGTATCTATGCGGGTTGCAGCACGATTTGTAGAGTTGTAGAGTTGTAGAGTAGATTTTGCAGTTAAAATATAAAAAAGTAACGTGTGTGTTTTTATAGTGCGTAAACCCCGTTTTTTCCTCTACAAACTCTACAACTCTACAAAATTGGTAATTGCTAAATAATAGTAACAACGATTAGTTGTTAGCATTGAACAAATTAGTAAAGGATAGACTATGAAAAAGAATGCACCTCAAACTCCTGCTGAACAAAACATTTGGGATACCGCAAATGATACAGCACCTGCAACTCAATCTAAACAGCAACGTGCTGCTGAAGTAGCAGAAGAAATCACTCAAACAAAAACTGTCAAGCCGCAAGCACCACGTGCTGAAAACGCAGCCGATTATGACCTAGAAGGTTTAATGACAGACTTCCCAACAGCCAAAGAACTAGAACGTTTCGTATACGATGAAACAGGCATTGTTCTAAACTTAAAAGGTCGTGCAAACAAACTAAAATACCAAGTAGCAATGGATGTGCTTAACGGTGTTGAAGTAGACCAAAAGTTTATTGGCGGCGATAACCCATACGTTGAGAAAAGCGAAATGGTGCCTGAAGAAGCACTGCGTCCTTGCCCTGCACGTAGCGAAGCACTACCTGCACGTAGCCAAGTTCAAAACACTTTCTTTACAAATATGGTGCCACATCCTGATCCAGAATGTCGTGCAATGGACAAGAAAGTGCACGTAATGTTCCGTAAGTATAACAACGGCACAATCAGTTACGAAATCTTAGGTCCACTAGAACTAAAGCCACACGGCGAAAAGATTGACAAGTTTGGTCGCACTCGTCCAGAAATTATGAAGTGGATTGACCCACGCACAGGTGAACAACTAGCAGTGCGTGAAGATGGAAGCCTAACACCACAAGGTAAACGCCTACGTGCTATGATGCAAACAGGCAAGTTCAAAGTTAACGCAAGCAACCAGTGGGATGTATGGGTTGACCGTGAATTCGTTACTCTAAACGATAGCGTTGCTGACAATCCTTGGAATGTATAATGACTAAACCTATTATTGACCAAGCACAACAAGCGCAGCAAGTTCGTGACACGTTAATAATGCAGAAAGTCAATCAGGCACATAGGGAAGCGTTTAAATCACGCTTTCCTACCCAGATTGAACATATTATGCGATTAACTGCTGAACGTTTGCACAATGTGTTATTACGCAAGCCAGAAGATTTAGGCAACCCTGATACTTGGCTATGCAGCGCCAGCGAAATACGTGATTTGAGTGAAGCACTGCATAATCTTGTAGACCTACACAAGAATAATCCTGTAGAATAATATGATTGCTGAAGAAACGCTAATGGCAAGAGCCTTGCGTTATGTTGTTGACAAGAACGACTTAACTGTAGATGCTCTTGCTACTATACCAGGACCATTAAAAGCACAACTTCAAGATTTAACGATTGAAGTTGCTGCTGATATGCGAACAAACGCTTTAAAGTATTTTAGACCGTTTGAACATCAACGCAAATTCTTTAGAACAGGTGTTAACCAATCGGCAGAACGCCGTGGTATTCTTGCTGCTAACCGTGTTGGTAAAACTGTTTCAACTTGTTTTGAAACTGCTATGCACTTAACAGGCTTATACCCTGAATGGTGGGATGGTTATCGCTTTAACAAAGCAATTACTTGTATGGTTGCTGGTGAAGGCTGGTCGCAGGTTGCGTTAGTATTGCAACAAGAATTGCTAGGCACACCTGATATTAAAATCACCGACAATATTGGTAGTGGTGCTATCCCTAAACATTGTATTGTGTTAGATACAATGCGAACAGATGGTGCTAACTGTATTGGTGTAGAGATTAAACACGTTAGTGGCGCAAAAAGTTATTTGCTGTTTGCTAACTACACACAGGAAGTTCGTCAGTTGCAGGGTTTTAAACTTAACCTAGCAGTGTTTGACGAACAACCGCCAGATGACTTCTTCTCAGAAATTGTTACACGAACTGCTACAACACAAGGTAAAGTTCTATGTTCGTTCACGCCATTAAAAGGATTAAACGGACTTGTAAGTAAATTCTGGAACAAAGAAGATGGTTATGAATATGTGCGAGTAAGTTGGGACGATGTGCCTGAATACGATCCTTGGGGTCAACCATTCTTGTTGAAAGAAACTCGTAAGCAGTTAGAACGAGATTACTTGCCGCACGAACGTGAAGCACGTATTGCAGGTAAGCCTGTTATGGGTAAAGGCGCAGTGTTTCCTATGCGAACATTCCCTACTTATAAAACTGGCGATTACGATTTCCAGAATATGCACAATATTCACCGCATTATTGCACTAGACTTAGGTTTAGTAAACGACAGCACTGTAATCAGTTTAATGTATTGGCATCCTAATTCTAAAGAGGCTTGGCTACACAAACAGTTAGTAGTTAAAGGTATTGATGAAGCAGTGCCTACACAATATGTTAATCATTTGCTACGTCCTGAAGTGTTTGGCACACCAATCGTGCTACCACCAGACGCAGGAACTGCTGGACGTTATACTATGAGTAGTTTGAGTTTACGACAGTTGTTTGAAGAATACGAACTGAACGTTATTCCAGACCCTGTTATGAATCCACCTGACGACCACGGTAAAAGAACTAACCATAAAAGTTTTGGCATCAATATGATGCGACAAATGATGGAAATGGGCACATTCCAAATTAACGAAAACTGCACAACATTCTTAACAGAGTGTAGCAACTATTTCGTAGATGAAAAAGGCAGATTCAGTGACCCTGATGATGCTATTGATAGTGCACGTTATGCTTTACTTGGTTGCTTGAATGGCTGGAGTGAGCCTTGGGATAACAGAACACCTGCCGAGAGAATGAGAGCGCACAGAGATAGATATATAGTAAGAGACAACAGTAATAAACCTGCTTGGAAGCAGGCTTACAACCCTAATAGTTAAGGATAGATATGACTGATAAAAGATTTGTTTGTGCTATAGAGCAAAACACAATGATATTGTGTGAGGAACACGCTAAGATTTTTGAGTTGGCTGCTATGCAAGCAAACACCCCCCACACAATATACGAACTTGACGAAGAAGATATAAATGGACACGTTTGTATGGCGTGTGATTTAAAAGATGAACTCACCAGACCACGAATCATTCTTCCTAATTAAATACATTAGGGATTTCTTTACAGACAGTAACGGCAGTTTTAGCACCAGTAGATTCTGGACTAATGCTGCTTATGCTGTTTGTAGTTACATTATGATTAAGAACTACGACAAAGTAGATTGGCTAATGATTATAGCCTATGCTGGTGTAGTTAGTGGCAGCGACATTGCCAAGCGAGTATTATTAAGGAAACAGATATGATAACAGAACTAATTTTAAACGAAGGTGAGCAAAGTCCGTTTGCATTAAGTGACGAACTTGCCGATTACACACGCGAACAATGGTTGAAAGCAAAACCAGAACTAAGTGAAGTAATATACGCTAATGGTGTAATTACTTGCATTTGGAATGTAGAACCTACAGACCAAGACTTAGAAGATATCCAAGCATTGCGTGAAGGTCGTTTCAACGTAGGTGCTAACTTAGGAGTATAAAATGGGTAAAGGCAGCGCACCAAGACCATTTGAAATCCCGAAAGACCAGTTTAGAGACAACTGGGACGCTATTTTTGGAAAAAAGGACAAGAAAGACGATAAGCCTAAAGATGACTTACCTGTAAAAGATAAGTAAAATATGAGTATGCAAGAAGAAAACGTATTATCAAGATTTTGGGCTAAAGTAAGAAAAACTGACAACTGCTGGGAATGGACTGCTAGTAAAGACCGCGACGGTTATGGGATTTTTTGCATTAGTTCAACTGCTAAACCTTCCACTGTTAAATCACATAGATTTAGTGCACTATTGGCTGGAATTGATATAGACCAAAAAGTTGTCAGGCATAAATGCCATAACCCTGCTTGTGTTAATCCTGACCATTTATTATCTGGAACTCAAGCAGATAATGTAAATGATATGATGGTTGCTAACAGACAAAATCTAGGTCACGGTGGACGCAGGACCGCTGTAATAACACCATATGGCGAATTTAACACAGTAACAGATGCTGCAAAAGCCCTAAATTTAAATATATCTACAATAATCAGGCGATTAAACAGGAAATGCACAGGCTGGCATCGCAAATAAGGCTAAATAATCTATTATTAAGGAATTTCTATGTTAGAAATTAAACACATCCCTGTCCAAGACATTAACCAAGACAAAAAGACTAACGCTAATTTTGTTCGTATGAAGAACTTATTAGACGTTAAGATGGCTAGTTA